TGTAAATAGGGAGGTGGTTAACGAATGTTAGATGATAAAAAGCTTCAAGCGATAGATTATTTAGCAAGTGGAGAGTACACAAAAACAGAAGTTGCAAAGCTTGTAGGGGTGTCGAGAACATCATTACACAAGTGGCTGAGCAAAGATGAGGAATTTATTGCTAAGCTAAACGAACGCTTACAGGAAATAAAAGACCAGTGCCAAAAAGAGTTTTATTATAGATTGCCGATTGCGATAGAAGAATACTGGAAGCTTGCCATGACTACGAACGACAGCAGAACAAAAGAAGCTGCATTATCGAAGTGGATTGAAAGAGCTTTAGGACGTGTAACTAATCAGCTTATAGTTACAGCAGAAACAAAACAAACATATATTGATGATAATGTTATAGAGCAAGAATTGAAACAGTTTGAAGAATTAGAACAGCTTGAAGAATAACTGCTTATATAATCTATATTATGTAATGAATAGAATGTAATTAAATACCTATCTAATGTTTCAAAAACGATAGTTTATGATACATATAATTGAGATATGAATTTATCACGTTTCCAGAACATAAAAATGTTTCAAAAAACGTATCAATATCTATTTATATTTTGATACGTTTATGATACAATTATATAAAGAATAAAAGAAAGGAAACGTGATAATATGTTAGTTGGCTATGCGAGAGTAAGCACAGAAGAACAATGTCTTGATAGACAGATAGATGCATTGGTTAAAGCAGGTGTAGATAAAAGAAATATATATCAAGAGAAGATGACAGGCACAAAGAAGGAAAGACCAATGCTTAAATTAATGCTTGATGAATTACAAGCTGGTGATGTTGTAGTAATTCCTGATTTGACTAGATTAGGAAGAAGTACTAAAGATTTGCTTGAGATAATACAGACTATCAAAAGCAAAAATGCTTATATTAAGTCAATAAAGGATACATGGTTAGATACAACAACAGACAATCCTTATAGCAATTTTCTTTTAGTCGTGATGAGTGGGTTAGCTCAATTAGAAAGGGATTTAATAGTCCAGAGGACAAGGGAAGGGTTGACGGCAGCAAAAGCAAGAGGGCGCAAAGGTGGCAGACCGAATAAGCGTAATGATAAATCAGATATTGTCAAGCTACTTTATGATAAAGGATACAAAATAAAAGATATAGTTGAAAAAACAGGACTAAGCAGAGCAACAATATATAGAATACTGCATAATGAATAAGACGATCATTTAAGATTGTCTTTTTTTGTTATGGGGGTATCTTTCTATTTTGAGATAGGGAAATATGGGTTGGGTTATCTCTACAATTTTTTATAATATTTTTCAACTCCGAGATACATATGCTTCTATCTATATGATATAATTACAAAAAAATGCTAATGTGGAGGGGTTGGAATGTATTGTAATAAGTGTGGCAACGAGATACCGGATGGAAGTGTTTTTTGTAATAAATGTGGTTCAAAAATAATTACAGGTGCAAATGAAGATGTTTTTTCACGATTAAAAAAATTGAATAGTAAATTACTAGTGTTTGGTTTAGCTGGAGTACTAATAATTGGTGTTATTATTGCAATAGTAATCTTTTTTAATAATCCTATCTCAAAATTCAAAGGTGCAATTAAGGACAATAAGTACATAGAAGCTTCAAAGATTTATAATGAAAAGATTAAAGGGAATACAAGTAATGAAAATGAAATTATTAGCTTCTTAAAGTCTAAAATTGAGAATATTAAAAAAGATTTTAGTGAAAACAAATTAGAATATAATGCTGCAATTTCTCAATTAGATACTATAGAAAAAACAGGGCTAGTGTTATCCGAAGTTTCGTCTGCAAAAAGTGAAATAAATAGTTTAAATGATTCACGAACAGCGTTTAAAAAAGGCAAGGAATTCTTGAACAGTAAGAACTATAAAGAAGCTTTGAGTGAACTGAAAAAGGTTATCAAAGAAGATGAAAATTATGATAAAGCGCAGGAACTTATTAGTAGTTCTATAAAAGATTATAAAACTGTGATATTGGGCGAAGCAGAAACAGCAGCTAATTCTAATGATTATGATAAGGCTTTAACACTACTTAATGAAGCATTAATATTAATTCCAAATGATTCTGATATATCTGCAAAAAAAGCTATTTATGAAAAGTTAAATGAAGAGAAAAAAGCTGCTGAACGTAAAAAGAAAATGGAAGAACTGAAGAATAATCAAGAGGTTTCGGTTGAAAATATAAGCACTTTTGTAGATTGGTTAGATGATACATATATTTCTATAGTTGTAAAGAATAATACAAATAAAGTAGTTAAAAAATACGTAGTAGGATGGATGGGATTTGATAAATATGGTTATCCAGTAAAAACAGGTTGGTTGTCGCCTGATTATCTTAAGGAAGGATATGCAGAAGTGAATATACAACCTGGAATGACTTATGGTTCTGATAGTGGCTGGCGAATATCAGATGATGACACACCAGAAGCTAAACAATTCTTGGCTTGTGTTAAAGAAGTTGAATATTATGATGGTTCAAAATGGGTTAATCCTTATTATGATTATTGGGTAGAAGAATATAAAGAAAAACCCTTACACTAATTTAACAATTCAAGTAATAAATTGTAAAATAATTGATTTTATTAATACTCCGTCATTATGACGGATTTTTTATGCCTATTTTAGCAAAAGGAGGAACTATGCAGGATGTCATAAACACAACAGAAAATAAACAGCTTTTATATAAGTATCTACAGCGTTATTTAATTCAAGAAAAAAATAGAAGTGAAAAACAAGCAAAACAATTAGCTTTAGAATTAATCAAAAAGAACAAAAATACATTATTCGATTATGGTGGCTTAGCCTGGTGGCTAGGGCAAAAATCACTTGAATATTTCTGTTTGATGTGGCTTCAAGATGTATTTGTGCCAAAGCCAAACAATCAAGCAAGGCAATTATCAGAAACACATTTTGAAGTTTGGAATTTACTTGAAAGATGTTTAATAAAGGATGAATTTGACCGTTTAGTTTTATGCTTACCGAGAGGATTTGCTAAATCAACAATAGTAACACTTGCAACAGTTATTCATCAAGCTGTTTATGCTCAAGGATTTTTTCAAATCGTTATGGGTAAAACAGAAGCGGATGCTCAAAACTTTATTTTTGACGTAAGAAAACAGCTTGAAGAAAATGAGTTGATACTATATACCTTTGGGAAGTTGATTGATACAAAGAATTTCACAGTAAATAAGAATGAATTGCATTTAACAAACAACTGTAAAATACTTGCTTTGTCTAGCACTTCAAGCATAAGAGGTAGAAAGCATTTAGGTAAAAGACCCGATAGAATTATTCTTGATGATACACAAGGACTTAACGATATAATTACAGACGAAGCAAAGCAGAAAAAATGGGATACTTTTTCAAAAGATGTTTTATTTGCTGGTGACGAAGCAATAATAAGAGACGGAAAAGTTGTAAAATCAGCAACAAAATTTTTAGTTTGCGGTACTATTTTAGCTCCTGATTGTTTTATTAGCAGATTGTTAAAAGAAAAAAGCTTCAAAAGCATAGTTAAACGTGCCATTCTTGTTGATGATATAGATGCTTTGTTTGCAAACGAATATTGGAGTAGATTCAAAGAGATATATTTTGACAATAAAAATCAATATGCTGAAATAGATGCGAAGAATTTTTATTATGATAATATCGACAAAATGCAATTCCCTGTTCTTTGGCCCGACAAATGGGATTGTCTATCTTTAGCAATAAGCTATTTCAATAATCCGTATGCATTTAAGCAAGAAATGATGAATATTGCGGAAAATGCGTCAGGTTCAAGGTGTTTCTTCAATGTCAAAACAATTCCCAGAATAGAAATGGAAAAAATAGAATTTGATAGGACTATGATGACGGTTGATTGTGCGGTTGAAACAGGCGAAAATAACGATTTTACGGCGGTATGTATCGGCAGTAGAGGACTAAACGGACATAGATATATCAGAAAAGGCATGATATACAAGAAAGAATTTGACGATTCGGTACATACAGTATTTGAGCTTCTGAAACAATATATTGAAATTACTCACGTAGTAATTGAGCGAAACACATTTCAGGGCAGATTTGCAGCAGAATTGCAAAAGCTTGTCAATGAAGATTCAATGCTAAGGCATAGAAATATTGTTATTACAGAAGAAAGACAATTGGGAAATAAAGAAAATCGTATTAGGGCTATTGCAGGAAAAGTCAATAATGGCTTTATTATTTTTTGCGAAGAAGATGAAGAATTCTACAATCAAATTCTTGAATACAGAGGTTCAAAAGTAGGGCATGATGACGCTGCGGATGCTTTAGAAATGCTTGATGCAAGGATTGATGAAGTAAAAGTAATAAAACCTTTGAAGTTTTTTGATAGAAGTTTGCTTTTTGGGAGGTAATAAATGTTAATTCAAGGTAGAACTTATGAAGGTGTAATAACAATTGCTGATTATCTTTTCTGGCGGTGTCCAGAAGCTTATATAAAGCTTTGTAATACATATTTTGGCGGTAATGTAAGAATATTGGGGGAATAGCAATATGAGAAAATATAGAAAAAAGCCAGCGATAATAGAAGCAATACAGTTTTTTGATGATGCAGAAACGTTGATTAGATTATCAGAGTTTATGAATGATGATGTAAGAGTTGACTATAGTATTCCAGATAGACCAGTATTGAAAATACAAACATTAGAAGGTGAACATATAGCCAGTATAGGCGACTATATTATAAAGGGTATTAAAGGCGAATTTTATCCTTGTAAACCTGATATATTTGAAATGACATATAAAGCGATAGAAGAAAGCAGGTGATACATTGATAGATGAAAGAATAATAAAAGATTGTCTAAACGAATTAAGAAACAGACAGGCTAAATATAAAGTATATGAGCGATATTTTAATGGAGATCATGATATTTTATATAATTATGCCATGCAGGATGCGAGAAGCAACATGAAGGTTGTTGTTAATTTTCCAAGAAGGTTCATTCTTGAAGAAGTGTCTTATGTGCTGGCAAATCCTGTAAATTATATATCTTTTGTAAATGATACTGAACTAATCAATCTTATTGATTTGAATTTTAGCCATTGGTCAAAAGTACATGATCAGGAACTATTGAAGCAATCTCAAATTTTCGGTGAAGCGTATGAATTGCAGTATATTAATAAAGACGGAGAATTTAGAGCAACAGTATTAAATCCGCTTAACTGCTATGTTTTAGAAGATGAAACAGCAGACAGAAACGTATTATTAGCTTTGCATTTATATAATAAAAAGTTTGTAACTGATAAAGAATTCCTTGATGTTTACCTGCCTGATAGGATATTGCACTATGAGTTAAAAGGCGATAATTTAAGCTTAATAGGCGAAAATACTCATATATTTAAGGGTGTACCTATTAATGTAATGCAGGGTAACGCAGAAAGAAAATCGGAAATAGACGATATAAAATCACTTAATGATGCTTATAATAATGTTATCTCTGACTTGGTGAACGAATGTTCGGATTTTAGAAATGCCTTTTTTACAATAGTAGGTGCAGAAGTAGAAGAAGCTGATTTGTTAAAAATGAAGAAATCAGGCGTTATACAAGTGCCAGCAGGCGCAAGCGTTAATTTCTTAATAAAAAATCTAAATGATAGTTTTATTCAGAATTTGCTCACAACAATTGAAGAAAAAATATATCAAATTGCTTCACACATTAATAATCAAGAGAAAATGCAGTCAAATACTTCATCTTTAGCCATGCGAAGCAGACTTATATCTCTTGAAAATAAATGCTCACTAATGCAGAGCCAGCTTGAAGTTGTAATAAAACAAAGGTTGAAAAGATTTTTTGAATATATTGAGTTAACAACTAATCAAAAATATGATTACAGAACGATAAAGATTAAATTCAGTCCTAATGTTCCTACCGATTTAGCTACTATTGCACAGGTAATAACACAACTTCAGAATACTATATCACAGAAAACAGCATTATCATTGTTGCCATTCATTGAAAATCCCGAGGCTGAATTAGAGCAGTTTATGAAAGAAAAAGAATTATACGAAGGTATTAACCTAGATGGGGTTGTCTTAAATGAGTGATATTAGAAAAGATATTCAAAAAATCAGGCAAGAAGCAGAAAAACATGCTTCAAAGAATATGAAGCCGATACTTCAAGCATACAAGAGAGCTTTAGATGATGTGAGGGCTGAAATTGCAAAAATCTATATGGAATATAGCATTGATGGGGAATTAAAAATCAGTAAACAACAGCGTTATACAATACTAAAACAACTTGAAAAACAATTAATTGAACAAGCAAAAGAGCTTGGAAATATTGATTTAGAGCATACAACAAATATTCTTTCTGATGTGTATAAAGATTCATATTACAAAACAGCTTTTTTGTTAGAAAAAGGCATTGAAAAATCAATTGACTTTAGCATTTTAAGACCCGAATTCGTTAAAGCAGCAGTAAAAATGCCTGTTAAAGGTGAAATGTTTTCAAATAGGATTTGGAAGAATAAGGAAAAGCTTGTATCAAGGGTAAAAAGAGATGTTGAGCGAGCTATGATTGAAGGAAAATCACCTGAAAAGCTGGCGAGACAAATAAAAAATGATTTTGGCGTATCGGCGTATGAATCAAAACGACTAATATATAACGAAGTTGCTCGTTGTGTCACACAAGCACAAAGTGATATATATGAAGAATCGGGAGTTGTGCAAGAAGTAATGTTTGATGCAACGCTTGATGATAAAACATCTGAGATATGTCAAAACCTTGATGGTAAGCGTTTCCAGTTAGGTGATGAGCCTAAAATTCCTGAGGATACTCATGTTGGCTGTAGAAGCTGTATTATACCTGTTGTTGAAGGCTGGAATCCTACAAGAAAACGTGAAAATATCAAAGACAGTACAGGCACAAAGCCGATAATTGA